TCCAGCTGCACCGATGGTGGCAATGAACACCTTCACCTTTGGATTGTGCTGGAACAGCTTCACAGCCAATTCACGTTGCTGCTTCGGAGTCTCGCCTGTGTATGTGACACATCCGTATTTGCGTAGTGTGCGCTCAACGGATGCCACCACTCTAGCCCAGTTGCTGAAAATGACGACCTTCTCGTCTTGCTCAACGCATATCTCCTGGACCATAGCTTCGAGTGTCTGGATCTTTCCGCTTGGTATAACCGTAGAGAATGCAGTCTCTGTCAAGCAATTGGCATCCGTGGCAATCTGCCTGAGGCGCATAAGCCTACTGACTTCAGCAGGAGCGGTAACGAACACATTGTTCTCAACCTCAGCCACATATTCATTGAGCATCTGGGTGTAGATTTTAGACTGCTTGTCGCTCATGCCGCACTTTATGGTATGAACGCGCTTGGGAGGTAAATCGTGGATCACGTCGCATTTCCGTCTGCGGATCATATATTGGCTGAGCTCACGAGACAGCAGATCAAGGTTCTGGTAGCCAGACGCCTTCTTGCCAAAGTACGTTTGCTCATAGATGACGTACGTAGGTATCCAACGCCAGAACGAGCTGTACTTCTTCTTGTCTATGAAGTGTAGCAATGCCCACACGTCTGCAGGATTCTCTCGCATGGGAGTGCCAGTCAACAGATACAGCTCACGACTGCGATATGACAGCTTGTTGACTATGCCGTAGTTCGTGGCATTGCCAGCCTTGGTGCGAGCCTTGTGAGACTTGCACCTGTGCGCTTCGTCAACGATCAGGACGTCCCATTTGCGGTCGCACAGAACCTTGGCATTGCGCTCAAGCCGAGCCGCCTCGTAGTGGATGATGGTCCAACGGGACGTTCCAATCACTTGTTTTCCATCGTAGACTTCGATGTCCTGACCTTGCCCTAGCAGGTCGCATATTTCAGCTCTCCAGTTGTTCTGAAGCCCATTCAGGGTGATTATCAAGATGTGTTGGTTGGTCTTCTGGGCTGCAGCGGCTATTGCCTGTATGGTTTTCCCCAGACCCATGTCGTCTGCGAGGATGCCTCGCTTGAGTTTACGGAGACCTTTGGCTCCTGCTTTCTGATATGGAAGGAGTGTCTTCCCCATGCTAGACCTCCTTTACCCAAACAGCGTACATCGTGGTTCCACCTGCGAAGAAGTCATTAATATCTTCAGAGAACTCAATGGTGTCGACTGCATCGATGTGGACCTTATTCGATACGACTGTGGCTTCGATCGATGAGCCACGCTCGGCATCAATACCACACCAGATAGACACCTTTGTTCCGATGGGGAACTTGTCTGTAGCACACGTGCTTTTTTCGGTCAGAGATGTGTGGTAGAATCCGTTCATTTCTGAGTACCCGTCTGGTGCAGCTGGTGTATCGTAAACGATTTCGGCTCTGTTGATCAGTCGAGTTTTGTATGCGTCTGACTGCTGATGCGGGAACATTTGATTCCAGACCCACATTACGAGGATCGTTGCTACGATTGCCAGGCAGATTTTCTTGAGAATGTCTTTCATGGTATGCTCCTACTGGGCAGCTTTTTCTAGCGATACACATTCTGGACATGCAGTCCAGCACTATCGCTTTCTGGTTCATAGTATTTACACTTTGGGCAACGGACAGAGATTATACAGCACTGCAGCCTACCATTCACTTGCTGCAGTCCGAACTCTCGCATATAGGCGCGACACACTTCACCATGGATACAAGGCGGGATTTTCTCTCTATCATTAGACACATTCGTTTCCTCTCTACAGGCTATCGCAACTGACCCAGTACTGAGGAAGTACTGGGTCAGTAAAATGGGCTAGTTCAGTTCGAGCTTGAAGTCTGCAGTCTTCGAGACACGATTCTTGAACTCGACAACGTAGGTGACCTTGCCAGTGTACTTGTTGTTCTTGCGGACGATGCGCTTGATGTCATCAGCCTTGGTACGCTTGTAGCCACGGTGAGCACGAACCTTCTCGACGATCTTTTCGGGAGCAATGGCGCTCTTGGTGTTGCCGTCTTTGTGGTTGGCGTAACGAGCACGACGGAGCTCACGAGCCTCTTCAAAGGCCTCAGCATCATCGGTGTAGACGTAGCCGTTGCGGTTCTCCATGCGATACCAAACGTGGGACTCGACAACCTCGCCGTCCTGATTCCAGAGGGAGCTGAAGCTGTCGTTGGCAAAGTCCTGCTCATACTTACGAACCTCAAGAACCTCGATGCTGTTGAAGTTCTTGCTCTCGTGGAAGACGCGAATACGGTAGGTGATGCCGTCCTTGGTGAGGTCTGCCTTGAAATCGTCACCCTGAGAACCAGCCATGGTGCCGAAGTTGAAGATGAAACCGTTTGCGATGAGCTCGTTGACCTTGGCAGTGGCGATAGCGGCGATGTCGTTCATGTTCTTGACGTTCTTCATTGTTGACTCCCTGTCGTAGTTGTTGAACTTCTTGACAACGTTATTATCCCTCAAGATTGTTCAACTTCTATCGGGAATCTGAAAAATATTGAAAATATTTTTACACGAGGTCGTCCCAGCCATCGAAATCGATATCTCGTCTGTTCATCTCCTGGAGGATATTTGGATTAATGTCTATACCTCCAGACTTCTTTTTATGGGATACGCCTTCGATATCAAACGCTTCAGAGATTTTCGATATCTCGCTTTTCACGTACGATTCGAATCCAAAGTCATCGCTGAGTTGATGCTCTGCAAGGAATGGCTCGTATGATCCAGACGCAGACAAATCGTCTCTTATACGCTTTGTCCAAGTCGACAGGGCTTCTGTTGGTCGGTAGCTACCGACATCTTGAATGAATTGAACAGCATACCTTCGGATTTCATCATCGACTTCCAGCCACGACATTGCGAATGCCTTGAGTGTCGTGTTGTCCGCATCGACAAACTTCCATATGCCACAGCCACGACTCTTAATCAGGCGACCTTCACTGACGAGTTTATTAATTATTTGAAGTGCCGTCTGCGGAGTAACATTCGTGAATTTCACGATTCCTGTGACAGACACTGTATCGGGATAAGCAGAGAGATACCCTTCAAGCATAGGATGCTCTGCCTTCAAATCTTCGAAGGTATCTCCAGACAATTCATCAATGTCTGCGTTCTTCCATCCAATTCGAGCGCAATCAATCATAAACTTGTTGACAGATACACAGTTCTTTTTAGCTGCTGCAGCTATCTTCTTCCAGACGCTACCGTTTGCTTTGATGGTGATGCCGTACCTTCCATCGTCCTTCATCTCGTGAATTTCCATGTCATCCCTTTCTGTTGGAATTGTACAACATTTATATTATCGCTCTGTTTTTGTGTAATCTCATCGAGAATCACGTATTTTCTTCTAATGGGAGAGTTCCCCCTCCCCCTAGGTAGACATCAATCAATTTTTCAAAAGGTGAAAACCTATTTAGATCTTCCAATCGCCCACGTGTTTTTCTATAATGAATCATACCTAAGAGAACACTAGACTCGAAGGTGGGGAGGGGGAGGGACGTCTATCCTTAGGGGAAAATACGTGATTCCGAATAGAAAAAGAAAACCCCTCAGGCACGGCAAACACCCGAGGGGTACACAACCGCATATGCGGGATGTGTCGTTATGCTTCAGGCTTTTTGCGGACTTTGAGCTGCCCAGACTCTGCAGCGTAAAGCTCCAGGTCTCCCGTGACCATCTTTCCGTCCTTGTCAATGACGTAATTTTCGCCATTGACATTAATCGTAGAGTCTCTTACCATTGCGCCTGAATCGTTGAGGTAGTACCAAGACCCTTCGTACATAAGCCATCCAGTGGCCATTGCGCCTGAATCGTTGAGGTAATAACGATTGCCATCGACATCGATCCACCCTGTTGCCATAGCACCAGAGTCGTCTAGGTAATACCACTTACCGTCAACACTAACCCAACCAGTCAACATGGCACCTGAATCTGCAAGGTAATACCACTTGTCATCATCTAGAATCCAGCCAGTTTGCATCCAGCCTTCAGAATCGAAGTGATACCATACGCCATCAATCAACTCCCAGTCATTGGTGGTATAAGACCCGTCGGAATGACGATACCACCATCGACCATCTCGATTGATCCACCCTGCTCCTTCAGTCTGCGCTCCAGTCATCACATCATACCAGTACTGAGCTCGCTCCATGTATCTGTTGTGATACGACGTCCCCTCCTTGAGAGGTCCAGGACAACTGGTAGAGGAGAAGTGGCAATGCGGGAATACGTTCCGCATCCACTCTGGACGACCAAGACCGTAGTACTTGCAGATTGCAGCGCACAGATGCGCACCATTCTCGATACAAGCATCTGTCATGGAATTTCCCTGATTGGCATGCTCAATGCCAATGGACTTCTGATTCGCAGCCCAGTTTCCTGCGTGCCATGCTGTGTCGCCATCCCAGACGAGCTGACCTATGCGTCCAGACGATTCGACTTGGTAATGAGCAGAAGCCTCGCGAGTCTGCCACACGCTATAGCAGCCCTCTACGGTGAGGTCTCCATCATTGTAATGAACAACGACAAACTGGATGTCATTACCACCACGACCCTTGGTGAAGTGTTTCGTGAGGATCTTGTTCACGTCCGCATTGAGATTCCCAAAATCCATTACTCGTTCACCTCACCAGGACGCTTAACGTTCCCCTTGAGATAATCTCGTGCGAGAGCAGACTCACTATCAGACGTACCACTGGTGGTCGGGTCAGTAATGCAAGCCCACAGGCTTGCGATCATAGAGACCACCACAACGGGATTCTGGAGCCCAGAGACGATAGTCTCTCCGAGCTTGACCCAACTGGTCATATCCTCCCACTGGGCACCAACACCCACGATAAGTGGGAGCACGATAGCACACAATACTTGTGCCCAGAAGACGGGATTCTTCAATCGCACTCCCCAGTTGATGTTCAACATTTTTCCTCCTAACAGATCTTTTCTTTTATCTCGTCGATGCGTTTCCACATCGTAGATCGTTCCTCTTCCAACTTTATGAGTCGTCGCTCATGGTCAGACATCATGCTCTTTGTTTGACGCAATTCTGCCTTGATGTCGGCGACGTCGCTACGCATCTCCTTGAGGTTCTCATCGATGCGAACGATACGCTCACGCTCGTCGCCGACACTTTTGGTTTTGCCTGAAAAAATGGCGTACAAGACTCCTGCAAATGAGGCTATTCCAAAAAGCAGATAGAATGCGTCGCGTAGCGGAATGTTAGAATCTAGCACGCCATCTCCCATCTGACCTACTTGTACGAGTCGACAAGCACCTTGACCTCAGCCATGTAGTCCATGGTCTTGGTGCGCTGCCAATCGTAGAATTCCTGCAGTTCTGGTGACAGATCTCCATGCTCAGAACGATAATTCGTCATGATGCGAGTCATCTGGTTGTAGAGCTTCTGGTAGTGGTCGAGTTCAGTGCGAGCTAGAGATGCGTAAACGTCTGCCAGCTCTTTGTCCTCGTCCTTCAAGTAGAACATGTCCTTTTTCTTGTCCATCAGGAGAGCCTTCGAACCGAGCGGAATGGTGCAGTTCTTAGCCTCTTCGATTCCATCGACGAATCGGACACCTTGAATACCCTGCTGTCCTTGGGCAACCTGAGGCGTTTGT